TCGTAGGCCTCATCACTATCGATTCCGGTAGTGATGTTTTCTTCAATACTAGTCCAGATATCCTGAACGGCTTGCTCTAGGGCAGACTGGTCAGGTGTTAAGGCATCGTTAAGACTAGTAGCACAACTCGTAATTGTAGAACACGTCATTTTGGTTGCTCCTATGGCGAGTGAAACACTCACCTTAATAGTTTGCAACCGGGGGTGCGGTTATGTAGGACCGCACCAAACTACTAGCACCGTATCCAGACTAGTCTAGCGACACTGACATATATATGCCGTCACTATCAACTAGTCACTCCTAATACTAGTTGCCGTCTGCCCCACTAGGCTCGCCACCTAGTAGCCAGCGACCGCACCGTATTGCCTTGGGTGCGGGACTAGGGTTGTCACACCTTAGCCTGCTGAGGTGAGCGGATTGCATAGTCTTAAGACTTGCCGTATCACTCACCTGACCACAACGGTCTGGCCAGACTACAAAACTGTAGCCTGACTATCACTACTATAGCAGGGTTGGGGTGAGACATCAACCGAGTGGAGTATTAAGAGTGCTGGCACTAGTGTAGAATTTACAATGGCAGGTATTAAGAGTGGGGTCGTGCTGGCGAGTCTTATAAGACTGGGGTGCAGTTGTGCGCTGCCCACTCACTAGGCCAGTCCCCACCCGCGCGTGCATATATAGTGCCAACTCTTAACAATCGCATCTCTTATACCTTGCGCCCAACTGGTCGCATGGTATCTAGGCTACAGGGTGCGTGCATTTATAAGGTGCGCATTTATTAAGACTTGCAGAAGTTAAGATTGCACTGGGTTAAGACTCGGGGGTCCCATGAACCTGAAAACGAAAACCCGGACGGGGGGTCGCGGGGTTTGCCGTATTGCTATACTAAAACTCACCGCTACCCCGCATAGACCTTAGTGTTACACTGGGCGCAAGGTGTTCCATCGTTCCATCGTTCCGGAACGGCAGTGGAACGGAACAGTTGCTTTTGCGTTACTGCTGTGCATAATGTTGTGTATGGCTAGAGAGAGTTCAGGTGCGTTTACTGACCGTCTGAAGGAGGAGGGTCGTTTTGACGAGTTCAAGGCGATGCGTATGGCTCGTGAGGCTCACGGGATGCCCAAGAAGAAGGCATGGGAGGACACGGCCAAGGAGTTTGGTTGGGGTGGTGGTGTCTCCAGCCGTGCTGCTGTTGAGACGGTAACGGTGAAGAAGGAATCCTTTGGTGGCAAGGAGAGTTCCATCAGGGGCGACTTTGAGTGGGTGTACCGTCACCAGAGTGTTGATGACGTGGAGCCACAGGATTCGCCTAGCTCTGGGGCTTGGGGTTTGTTACAGTTCGCGCGTAGCGACCCTCGCAGTTTCTATCTAAAGTGGATGGACATTGTGAGCAAGGGTGAAGACAAAGACGAGATCATGGAGGGGTTCCGCGAGGATGCCCGTCGCGCCACTACTGAAATCGCAGAGATGCTCGACGAATTCCGGTCTGTGCTACCAGAAGGTTCCGAAGGACTTCTCGGAGAATCTGGAGTTCCGGCAATGGCTGTTGAGCAAAGCGGCTAGCGACAGGGAGTTCCAGCAAGCTGTCTGGTCTGCCTGTGCGCGAGACGTATTGTTCTATGTCAATACGTTCGTCTGGACGTATGACCCCCGCAAGATATCTGACGGGATGACTCCCAAGCTCCCGTTCATCACCTACGAGTATCAGGACAATGCTTTCTATGCGTTGGACGAGGCTGTAGGTAAGTCTGATGTTCTGATTGAGAAGAGTCGGGACATGGGTGCTTCTTGGATCTGCCTGACGTTGTTCCAGTGGAGGTGGATCTTCAAGCGTATGCAGTCGTTCATGATGGTCTCCCGTAAGGAGGGACTGGTGGACGGTGCTGGGGACTCCCTGTTTTCTCATGTTGATTTCATCAACAAGGGACTCCCGAAGTGGCTTATGCCCCAGCACAGGCGATTGAAGCTGAAACTTCTCAATAATGAGAATGGCAGCAAGATCGAGGGCGAGAGTACCACTGACAACATCGGTCGTGGTGGACGTAGAACGGCCATGCTGATTGATGAGTTCGCTGCGTTTGAGCAGGGAGGGTGGGACGTTCTGAGTGCCACGGCAGACAACACGAACACGAGGATCTTCAACAGTACCCCTAATGGTACTGCCAACGCTTTCTATGCTCAGAGGCAGGCTGGGACCGCTAGGCTACGGTTCCACTGGCCGGATCACCCTGAGAAGGGAGCCGGTTTGTATGAGGACGAGGATGGAAATAAAAGAAGTCCTTGGTATGACCGTGAGTGCATAAGAAGGGCGCACCCGGTAGAGATAGCTACCCAGTTAGATATAGACTATCAGGGTAGTTCTTATCCCTTCTTTGACCCTAAGAGTGTGAACAAACTGATAAGCCAGTTTGCACGGGAGCCAGATCATGTCGGGTCTTTGTTTGTTGGGGACGGGTATCAGCCGAACTTCTCAGAAGACGATGTTGGATCACTCAAGTTATGGACTCCCGTTCACGATGGAGTGCCTGATTATGAGCGTGATTATATTGTTGGGGCTGATATTAGCATGGGGACTGGAGCAAGCGAATCGGCCCTGAGCGTAGTAGATCGCATCAGTGGCGAAAAGGTGGCCGAGCTAGCGAGCAACCAGATCACCCCTAACAGGTTTGGTGAACTGGCTGTTGCCCTGTGCCGTATGTTCAAGGGTCCGGGTGGCAGGTCAGCATTCTTGATCTGGGAGGCGACTGGTCCGGGGCGTACGTTCGGGCGTACCGTGGTGGACGAGTGCGCATTCGGCAACGTCTACTATATGATAAACGACCAGACGTTGAAGAAAAAACAGAGCGACAGGCCCGGCTGGTTCTCCACGGGGGAGGGGAAGAAGGATCTCCTCTCCAACTACAGGGACGCACTGATGACCAAGTCTTTTCTGAACCCGAGCAGAAAAGCATTGAATCAGGCTACTGAGTTCGTGTATCTTCCGAATGGCAGGATAGAGCATGGTGGCTCTGCGTTTAGTATAGATCCTACGGATAAAGGTGATAATCACGGAGACGTAGTTATAGCAGATGCACTCTGCGCCAAGATACTCCGCGAGAGGAAGAAGTCTACGGACAACAAGGTGGATGCCGGTCCTCCCCTCATGTCATTTGAATGGCGTCGCAGGGAGAGTGAGTTCGAGATACAGGACGAGTGGTAAGAGGTAAGCAATGGCGTACACACCCGATCCCAGATTCGCAATCAATAGAGGACGACCAAGGCCGACTCCTCCACCTCCATTCAACTATCCGAGTGCCAGTCCATACCCCTCTGGGGTGGATGTCTCTGCGTATGAGGAGGGTGCTCCTGTGGATCCCGGGACAGGGATGCCTCAGTCTCAGCCCGGCGACTTATACATGGAAGATGAATGGCTGGACATTCCTCATGATCCAACAACTGTTCAAGGTGGTCCCGGTAACCCCATCGACTATCAGGCTCCTTGGAATGTCGGGGGATACCAGTCGTTCCCGGCTTATGATGACGCCGGAGTCGTAGATTTTGGCAACCTGCTCAACCAGCCCTTGCCTTCTGGGCCATTCAGGCCAGCGGGGGGGGGCACTTTTCCGCTACCGTTCCCCGGACTATTTCCCAGAAGTCCTCGACGAATGCTGCCTCCGCAGCAGAACATGATTCCGCAGCAGCAGAACATGGGGACTCCTTCGCTGATCCCCAGCTTTGCTCAGGGCGGGGACTTCATAACTGACGGGCCACAAACGATAATGGTTGGTGAAGGGGGGCCGGAAAGAGTGCAGGTTCAGCCCCTGAGTGGATTCGGTCCTCCTCCACACACGCCAGTCAGCACTCAGGTTGAGCCGGGAGATATGCCGTACACTCAGTGGCCTGCATACCAGCCCTATCCACAAGACCCACTCTTCCCCGGCGCAGCAGGACCGTCTATGCCCGGTCCCGGCAGCCCGTCTTATGGAGGCCCACAGCTAGGTGCGATGCCTCCTGATTACGAACCAAACGTATCGGAATACTCTCAGGATCAGTTGTTCATGGGAAATCAGTTCCCATATCAAGATGAGGTTGATCCCAACGTACCTAACGTCAACCAGCCAGTGCCACGTAGATTCGGCCTTCCTCCAAATGCGAAAGTAAATGCGGCAAGGATGAGACTTATAAATATGCTGCGGGGACGACCCGTAGCACCGCGAGCACCCCAAAGGCCCCTGCCAAGACCCCAGCCGTTCTAGGCTTTGTAAAAATGCCAAGAGTAGAACAAGGCGAAATCACGCTGCTCAACAGACTGCGTGACGCCATCAAGGACTCACGACGCAAGTTGGAGCCGTACAGGAAACGGCACAAGGAGCTTGTCGAGTCATACGTCGGCGTCTACTACAGCAACGACGGGGCAGAGAAATCTCGGTCTCTCAATCTGATCGAGCTTGCCACCAATATCTACGAGAGGAACCTGTCAGCTAGACCACCCAAGGTTCTCGTAAGAACGAGGAACAAGAAGTTCAGGCCGACAGGAACTAAGCTGGAGGCACTGATCAACGAGAAGTTGCAGAACAGGCATATTCACCGAACCATCCAGAGATGCGTCAAGGCTGCAATTTACTCTATCGGAATCTGCAAGGTCGGTAGAAAATCTTCTGGCGTCTATATGATGGATGGTCATGACATCTCGAAAATTGAGCCATACATCAAGCAGATTCTTCTCGACGACTGGGTTCATGACATGGATGTCAGGGACATGGGCGACGCCAGTTTTTGCGGTCACAGATTCCAGATTGATATCGAGGAAGCAAAGAACCGGCCAGACTACGATGAGAATGCCAGAAAGAAATTACAGCCTCTCGACTTCGGACATTACAACGAAGATGGAGATGAGAGACTGCACACTATCGGGAGTGGTTACTCTGGTGGTGCCCAGAAATTCTACGAACAGGTAGAGTTGTGGGAGATTTTTCTTCCCAAGAGCCGTCAGGTAGTAACCTTTGATCTGGAGTCTGGTGGACCAGCAGTAAAGGTGGTGGATTGGGATGGGCCAGAAAAGGGTCCATATCACATCCTCGGATATCACGAAGTGGATGGACAGACCATGCCTCTTGCTCCGGGCATGGTCTGGAGAGGTCTGGATGAGACGGCTAACGGACTGTTCAGGAAGCTGGAGCGTCAAGCCCAGAGATCCAAGACAGTAGGACTCGCCAGAGGAGAGGACAGCGAGGATGCTGAACGTATTCGATCTGTGAGTGACGGCGAGGTGATAGGGGTTCAGAATCCCGATGCCGTAGTTGAAAAGATGTTCGGGGGCATCGACCAGAGAAACTTCGGGTTCCTGCTACAGGTCAAGGAAATGTTCTCTTGGGTGGCTGGAAACCTAGATGCACTTGGAGGACTTGGGGCGCAATCAGAAACACTGGGTCAGGACAGGCTGCTGTTTGCAAACGCCAACCAGCGCATCAGCGGTATGCAGGATCTTGTAATTGATTTTACAAACAATATGTTGCAGGATTATGCCTACTACCTGTGGCACGATCCAATCGAGGATTACCCCGTTACGATCAAGCCTAGGGCTATGGGAAGGCAGATAGAAGTATCTCTGGGTCCAGAAGAGCGGAAGACCCAGCGTTTCTTCGACCACACGTTTGACATTGAGCCGTACTCAATGTCCTTCAGTTCACCCCAGATGAGGATGCAGAACGTCACGCAGATCCTTCAGGGTGTATTGATGCCACTGATGCCACTGATGCAGCAGCAGGGACAGATGATCGACACCGCTGCGCTGGTGGACTTGTTCGCTGGTTATGCCGATCTTCAGGAGTTGCAGGACATAGTCATAAGTGAGGGTCAGATGATGATGAAGCAACAGGGTGCTCCTCCCAATGCTACCGAGACCGGCGCACAGAGAGATCCACTGATGGCTCCTTCAGCGACTCCTCCACCTCAAGGTGGCCCTCAGGGTGATCCTCAACAACAGGGAGCGGCCCCGCCCGATATAGAATCCCTGATGTCAGGCCCGCCCGCTTAGGATATTGATATGCCCGAAATCGACCCGTTCATGCAATCACTGATGCAGCAGCAATTGCTGGGGGGTGCTGTCCCTATGACATCTCAGCAGCAGGGAAACGGTGAAGGTCAGTACAGACCGGAAGATGAATACGAGAACCAGCACGTCGCAGCAGATCCCTACTTCTTGCTGATGTCACCAGAGGAGCGACGACGGAGACGGGAGCAGGAACAGCAAAGGATTAGACAAATGCAGATGGGTTCGTACCCTTCCTTGTCTCCATTAGCCCAAGAGTGGGGATATTGATATGCCTAAGAAGAAGGGGAAAAGGGTTCCCCCTGCCGCCGAGAGGCAGGGTATGACTCGGAAAGAGTTCTTGTTATGGCTCAAGAAAGATCCTGAGAAACAGAAGAAGAAAAAGAAGAAGCCAGCACCGTTCCCGTACTGGTTGTTTTTTGCACCACCAGAACTTTACCCAGACCCCATACTCCGACCCGATGATGGTTGGCCTGCTGACAAAATACGAAGAGCAGCGGAACCACCGAGTCCTTGGTTGGGAACACCATCGCTCAATGAGCACTTGGCGCATCCAAACACAGAGCCACTAAGGGGGGCATGATGCCACCTCCGTTTCGTCCAACGCCCAGACATCCTGAACCTCCTCCACAGCCGCCGGGAGGAGGACTGGGTCAGGTTCCCTACCCGTTCCCGTACATAGAAAGGCCCCTGCCTTTCGGTCAGGGGCAAGTCCCTCCCAGTATGGGGGGTAGTGTACCGAGTTATCCTATGTGGGCATATCCGTCTGGAGGATCACCGGCATGGAATCCCGGCCCGTGGTATGACCAGTTCAAGCAAGACCTGATCGACAAGGACGCGCCCATCGGGCCTGCGACCAAAAGGAAACTGTATGATTTGTACAAGGCCAGAGGGTTGCCGCTGCCGAGTGGTATTAAAGTAAAGTTCAATATCGGGGGGGCCGCAAACCAAGCCAAGCAGATGATAACGGCACGCGAGACAGCAAGAGGGATGGGGAATCTACAGGGTGCTGGTCAGGTGGGGACTAACATGGGGGTAGATTTTCTAAACGACTACCTGAACAGGTTGTCCAATCCCGGCGGAACGGGAACCCCGTCAACAGGCGCACTCGGCGGAACCGCCGTTCTCCCGTTCCCCGGAGCCATTGACCCAGCCTCTATCCTCAATCTGGGGGCGCAGCACCTTATGGGTGGCGAAACAACTCCTTTCCCCGGACTCACTATACCGGGGAGGCAATAATGGCAGTCGTATACAAGGTCAACGGAACAGAGGTGGATAGGAAAGAGTTCGTGAAGAACTCCAAGGGCATGGGCCAGATACGAAGAAGCTACGAGCCGGGCAGCGTGATCGTATCAGAGGGAGCGGCTGTACACCCAAAGGACGCACAGGAGGCGAGAGACCATGCGAGGAAGCATGGGTTCGCTATTGACTTTGACCATGAAGGTAGGCCACACTTCACGTCACACACGCAGCAGAAGGCGTATCTGAAGAGGATAGGTATGTACAACAAGGACTCAAATTCATAATGTGAGGAAGAGTTATGAACGAAGAAGTAAC